AGATCGACACACTTCTGGGCCGACTTGCGATAAGTCTTCTCTCGGACAAGGGCATCGGAGATTTCCTTCATCCAGGATTGATAAAGGTTCGCATCGACCTTGGTCTGATCAATAGGCACTGTTTAATTCCTTTTGTTTGCGAAGGGCCCGATTCCGCTCGACTAGCTGGTTGAAAGTCATTTGACCTGGAAGCTTCGGGAGCTGAAGGCCCGTCGGTTCGGTGATGATCTTAGGTTTCCACGGCCTAGACATGCAAGCATAACGAAGCTCGTCTGCAATATGATCCTCGCCATCAGTGTCAAGGTCTTCAGGGTCTTTCTCATCATGCTGGAGGGTGGGGACTGTTCGCCAGAAATCTTCGCACTCGTGGGCAGCGTAGAGCATCGGGACATTGACGAGCTTCTCCTGCCCTTCGACTTCTTTTAAGACTTGTTGCCCGGCGAGTCTTTGCCGAACAGCTTCCCAGCCAGGAAGTCTTTTATTGTCCGCCCGACGCCAGCGACATAGAGCCATCGACTCAGCGATGCTAGGCCCACCATTGCGAATAAAGATAGCAGGATCTGCAACAGCGTATCTGATCCGCTCTCCGCGCTCGATTTCGAGGATTTGCTTGGCGACTTGGTCTGCTGTGGAGCCGAGACCTTTGTTGACGCCTGATGCTCCGTACCATTCCCGATAGCGAAAGATGGCTCCAAAGGGTAGCGGGTCTTCTTTCGGCCAGGTTCCATCGCAGATCGCCCACCAGCCAACTGAGAAAGGCTTCGCACTACCCCAGTCAAAGGAACGGAAGCGGAGAGTTCCAGGTGGGGACCATCTGATGATATCACCAGGCCGGCCGTGTAGCTGCTCGTCGAGTTCGGTGAAGTAGGCTCCATCGACGATGTCCCAGTTTCCTTCAAGCCAGGCTTTGACGAGAGCTTCGGAGCCAGATTGACGGAGACGCAGGACGTAAGTAGGATCATTGCGAAGCAGGAGCATGTTATCGCCGAGCTTCGATGGGATGAAGACCCTTTCGAGTTCGACTGTTTTGATTTCACCATCGATCTCAACATCACAGGACTCCTTGATGATTTTAAACCCCTTAGGATCTGGGTCGATGTAGCGGGCTTTTACCCAGTTATGACCAGGCCCACCAGGATTCCCAGTAAGCCGCATGCCCACAGGAACGCCAGCTCCAGAACGCAGGGTAGCTCGGAGCTTATCAATCGGGCTAGAGGATGGGAAGTTAGTGAGTTCTTCGACGTAGACGCGGGTGTAGCTGTGGCCTTGGTATTCTTCGGCATCGGAGTCCCTTTCTAGGTAGACAAATTTAAGCCTTGCACCGCCGGGCATGAGCCACTCAGCGCGCTGTTCATTGTATTTAGCACCGATTTTAGGGAATATTTGCTTGGTTCGGGCGATGACCTCAGCGAGCTGTTTGAACTTGCGGCGGACGAAAATGCCGATTGCATGTTCTCCGTAGGCGGCAGCGTGATCGAGCCAATCACCGATGGATGATTCAGTCTTACCACCACCACGAGCGCCTCCGTAGAATACTTCGAAAACAGGGCACTGGAGAAGGGCTGTTTGGGGGCCTTCTTGCGGGGCCCAGATGATTGTTTGGGACATGTCAGCCTTCGATTACAGGCCCACCAGAATGGGCTTTCGCCCATTCGGATGAATCTGCCATTTTTGGGGGAATTTGCACGACGAAGTTGTTTTGAACCGCTGTCGGGCCCGTTGTTCGGGCACCAAATCCAAGGGCCTTAGAGGATATATCAAGGGCCTTAAATGCCACGTCAATGTTCCTCGAAGTTTCGAGCTTTTCGGCAATGATCTGGAGCGATTGGTGGGCTAGGCTACGGAAGCGCTCTTCAACCGTAGCTACGAGAAAAGGGTCTAAAAGGTCATCCCGACGCTTTGCGAGAGCGGCTTGGAAAGCATCGGAGTTAATCATGATGGAGACCCAGCCGACAGAGCGGTCAAAGCGCTTGGCGAGCTCGTTTTGGGTAATAGTGGGCTCAGTGATTATAACATCAATCATGGCTTCATGGGTGTAGTTAGTGCGCTCAAGTCGATGGCCGGAGAAATCTTCTCCCTGAGCGTAGCCTTTGGCTTCGGCTATGCCCTGGTATTTTTCATGGTTGACGGGAAGGTAGACTTTATTCGCGCGGGCCTGGGCGATAGCAGGATCTTCAGGCTCGCGGGGGTCGTGGAAGACAGTGGAAGTATCTATGGGCCGAGGGGCGGTGGGCCCACCAGCCAGCTCATCGGGGATCTCAACACTCTCTGCTATTTTTTCGTAATCAATCATCGGGGCAGCTCCGGAGGGTTCAGGGGCAGAGTGAAGGCTGGTGGGCGAAAAGTCAATGGTTTTTCGGGGCAGCGGGGAAAGAGGAATCCGCCGGTTATTATAATTTCCAAATCGCCGTCAATTTCGCGGGCTTTTGGGCCAAATCCAATCCCCACTTCCCTACTAGAGATCGCAATTTCAGGTCTCGGAAGTCGTGATCCTAAGAGGCTCCATGCACAGGGAGGGGTAATGCCCTAAAGCCCGCGTTATCCAGCTCCCCGCCAGCGGGTAAGCCACCCACCATTGGTTGCTAGGGGCTAAGTGGTTGGAAAGATTAAAGTTTTTCAACGGGTGATGGGGCTGGAGGGAGAGGGGACGGGCGAGCGGGACGCCAGCCACTAGGCTGGGATGAGAGAGGGCAGGATGGCGGGCTGCCGATGGTAAAACCAATGGGCAATTGAGGGGATATGCCGGGTGTTTCCCGGAGGATTCAATGCACCGCTATCCCCAGGTCGATAGCCACCGAGAGAGGGAAATTTTTCTGCTCAGGTTCCCTTCCACATAACTACTACTCTCTCCCTCTCTTTTACTCTCTCGAAAGTATATATTTTTTGGGCAGGGGGAGGGGAGGGATTTTTGGGCAGGGGAGGGAGGGAGGGGCTGGAGGGGAACCCGAGGGAGGATGAGGGGATAGCGGTGCATTGGCACGCCCAGTAGACACCCGGCATATCCATGCGGGTGCCCATCCGAGGGGTGAGCGGGCGGCGATGGGGGATCATGACGAACGGCAATGGAGCAATAGGCCGTGAAACGCCGTGAAACATATGCTACGGCGACGATAGGGGATTTTAGGTGCCGAGGGGCCACAATAGGCTAGCGTGGCTCCACGAACCGTTTCCGGGCAATTTTAGGGGATAGCGCGCACAACAAAAAAGCCCCGGCTGATTAGGCCGGAGCTATTGAGAGATTAGAAGGCTGGAAATCTAGCCTAGAACACTAGGCCGATGCCTAACATGATGCCTATGATAGCGGCGATTAGATAGCTGAGCCAGTCGCGCATTATGCCGTCCTTTCCTCAATTTTTGCCTCAGCCCATCGGCAACCTTTTTCATCCACAATGGCGAGCGGGCCTCGGCATGTTAGAAGCAAATAGCTGCTGTCGGCATAGCGCCAATAACCAAAAACACCGGCACCAATAGGCTCACCAAGGTGCATAGTGTACTCATCAGCCGGGATATATTTATGCGAGCCGTAGCCAGCGCCCTCGCCAATATCGGCGAAATGATCAGCCATTGTGCTGGCCATGAGATTATCGCCCCATTTATCGCGGCAATAACCTTCAATTAAAACAGCTATGCGGTATGCGGTAGACATAACAATTGCTCCGAAAAAGAGGGGGCTGAACCACAATGCCCAGCCCCATAGATTGCTCCAATTAAATGCCCAGCTCATCCAATAGCGCGCTGGTATCAACCTTGCTCGCTGTTGCGCCACGTTCGGCTTTCAACTGCTCGATGATCTCGGCAATCTCGGGCACCGAACGGAGAGCCAATTGCTCAGCCCGAGACTTGGCGTCATAGATTGCCCGGATCTGCTCGGCGGTAATGGTCTTTTTGACCTTGGCAGCCTTTTCCATCGCCCATTGTTCGAACGCGCGATAGATGATACCAGCCACGGGCCCAGAGCCATCGCCCGAACGTTTAGACCAGTCACCTTCCATAAGCCTATCAGCAACGGCTTTCATCGCGGCGAATTTAACCTTTGCTGCCTCAATAGGATCGGCGGGAAGATCCGCCTTCGGTATTGCGGCAGCATCGGAGATTTTTTGCACTAGGCCGTGGAGCATGGCCTTTTGACGCAATTCTGTTGAAAGATTATCAAAATTGACAATAAAGTCTCCCGCCCCATCAACAGTAAACAAAATACTCTCGGCATTAGCCTCAACGGAAATGATCGAATTTTTCTTACCCATGATAATGTTCCTTTCTCAGGACGATGCAACATTGCATCATCTCCGCAATCCGCCCGGTGGCCTATCCGCCGAAAATTCCGAATTGCTAGGTGCCTAAATAATGCCAGCTGCCTATTAGTCAAGCCCCCTCAATGCGATTTCTATCTAGTAACACATTTTTTGCCTCTGAGCCTAAAATGTGTGACTATTTTGCAACACCAGCCCCAGCTTCACCGCGACCTGACCCCATTAGGCACTTGAAACCTTTTATCCACCTTTCTGTCATTGCGGAAATGTTTTGATGAAACTTTAGATTGAATCTACCGGTGATTATAAAGCTATAAAAACCGGCGATTTTGGCATTATATACTTCGCGCCTGAGCGGGCGCGCGCGAATACTCTCCGGCGAGGGGTTAGTCAATCCCCTATCGATAGCTGAGAGGGCTGTCACTCAATCTCCAGCTCTCAATCATCAATTGACTATTGGGTAACGATAATTCAATATCACCTACGGCCCGGCAGTCTCGTCGGGCCTTCTCAACCTTTGCAAAGGAACTAACAATGGCAGTTAAACCTACTGAACCTGAGATCGTCGAGAATCCCGTCGAGCTTCCCGCCGGTTTCCACGTCATGTTTGAAGGCTCGAGCCTCGGATGCTATTCAACCGCCGAGGATGCCGAAGCCTTCGCCAATGCTCATCCACGGGCTGATGGCAAAACCGTCGAAGTCGTCGAGGTTTAATCTTCCCCCTGGCCCAGGAGCCTCGCCGCTTCTGGGCCACTACTTCCAAGGACCTGCCCATGCCTAATATCTATAAAGTTCAGCGACTAGATAAAGTCGGATATGATGAATATGATGCTTTCATTGTTTCAGCTAATTCCGACGTCGAAGCTTCTGCCTTTCACCCAAGCGGCGATGAAGAAGCGCCTTATTCGTTGTACCCAACCTGGAACAAAAGTCACCTAGAAATAACTAAAATAGGTTTAACCGACTTGCCGTTCGGTACCATTATCTTAGCTTCTTTTAACGCAGGTTAAGCTCATGACCATCCATCGCAACTACGGGGAAGTTGAATTTCACTGCGACGTTTCCTCCTGCCATGAAGTCCTCGAAACAGAAACCCGTGACTGGTCACAAGCTCTGTTTGAATTTCAAAAATATGGCTGGAGCTTCCGTTACATCTCCGATGAACCTTTCCACACCTGCCCAGATTGTCTAGAAAACGAAAGACCAAAGCTATGACGAAACCATTTGAACTCTCGCGGGAAGCCCGGATCTATCTCGCCATCTGGCGGAAAGCCTACCATGAGCGGGAAAAAGTTGACCCAGTCAGCATAACAGCCTCTTCTTTTCAAACAGCCCTTAGTTTCCGCCAAGGACTTTACAAAGCTATACGTCCTTACAGATTTGGAGAGAAGTTTGATAATGAGCTTCAAAAGGCTGCTGAACTCTTTGTCATCGGTATTATCAAACAAGAAGATCCAGCTCAACCCCATAAAATTATTCTCAAGAAAAGAATAACGCTTAATGAGCTTGAAACTGAACTTCTTAATCTGGGGTTAGACGAAAGCGACCTTTTATTGCCAGAAGAAAAGCTTTTCAACTCTGAGCTTGTTGAAAAGGCTGAAGCTCCGAAACCCTCCAACCCATTCTACACAAGGGACTAAGCCCATGACCTGGATGACCGGAGACTTCCGCTCTTACCCACTTCGCTGCAAACTCTTACACCAAGAAGCCTGTCAGGCCCCAGGTTCTTGGGTAACCATCGGTAGCTGGAAAAAGCCCTCAGCGGTTGCTTCTGAAATTCGCCTTTTCCAGCGCTATAGGCATCTAATTCGTAAAAACCCTGGAGTGGATTTTACATTAGACAAGCTCATGGCTGAATATGAGTTCCGAACTAAAACTGAGCAAAATGCCTTCGGAGACTCGACGCTCCTGCTCATCGCCCGACAGCCTCTCGTCACAAGCTTTCTATCCCTCAATCCAGAATTATCAAATTTGGAGATATAAAATTGTCAATAGATAAAATTCACCCGCCAGCTCTCAATCCCTATTGACCACCAATCCCACATGAGCCATATCTGATCACGGCAATCGGGAATAAACTCTTCCCCTCAACCCTGCCATGAAAGGAAATTCAAATGACCGAAGTTACAGAAGCAAAGAAGTCCACTGTCGAAAAGATCCCGGTCACGATGACCGACGGTCGCGTGGTTGACTTTAACAAGAAGCAGAAGCTCGTCAAGACCTCGACGATCGACGAGGAAGCTGGTGTGATCAGCCTCCAGATGGACTTCGCTAATGGCGAAACTCGGACCTTCAACATGCCCGCGAGCCTGATCCTGCGCTTCGCCGCCCATGGCGCAGAGCAGAAGCTTGGTGACGCCACTGCTGGCGAGAGCGATCTCAGCGACGCAGTGCTTGCTGTTGAGTCTCTGATCAAGCAGCTTGAATCCGGCGAATGGTCGGCCAAGCGTGAGGCTGGTGCCTTCTCTGGCACTTCGATCCTGATCCAGGCGCTGGTCGAAGCTTCGGGCAAGACCGTCGAGGACATCTTCGCCCGCCAGGCGCTCGGCCACTTCGATCGCACCGCTAAGCCGCGAGCACGGTTCAAGGAAGGCCAGTCCGTGCGCCTCACCACCGGGGCGTTCGCCGGATTCACGGCCACCGTGCTGCGGGAGAAGCCCGGGAAGCGCATCGAGATCCTGTTCTCCATCCTCGGCGGGGAGAGGGTAATGCGGGTCGATCCGGCAGAGGTGGAGGTGGCATGACCATCCGCGTCCTCACCGGCGACTGCCGCGACGTGCTCCGGACGCTGCCGGCGGGGTCGGCTCAATGCTGCGTGACCTCGCCCCCGTATTTCGGGCTCCGCGACTATGGCGTCGCCGGGCAGATCGGGCTTGAGGACACGCCGGATGCCTTCATCGCCGAAATGGTGGCCGTGTTCCAGGAAGTGCGGCGCGTGCTCGCCGATGACGGCACGCTCTGGCTGAACCTGGGGGATTCCTATGCGGGGTCATGGGGCGCGCAGTCGCGAGAGCACGCAGGCAAACACGCGCCGAACATATCGGCTCTTTCGGCCAATCAGGTGAAGGCAGCGGCCACCCGAGGAACCATGACGGGAAGCCTGGGCCGAACGCCGGGCTACAAGGCCAAGGATCTCATGATGATCCCGGCCCGCGTCGCGCTCGCGCTGCAGGCCGATGGCTGGTGGCTCCGCTCGCACATCATTTGGGCGAAGCCGAACCCGATGCCGGA